TCGCAGATATTGAGAAGCGTTATGGAGAAGCCTTTGGCGAGGACTTTCCCAAACTTATCGAGGAACTTAAATCAGGCAAGGGAGGAGAACAAACTAATACGCTTCTCTTCCACGAGCTATCTCGTTCTCAACCGATCAGTAAGCTCGAGATGCCACAGAAATATCTCGAGAATCCTAATGGCAGAATTGTTTATATGCTTAAGACGTTTATGCTTAAACAAATTGACCTTGCTCGTAGGGATGGATATAATGAGGTTAAAAAGGGGAACGTAGCAAAGGGGCTGAGTAACCTAACCAAACTCGGTGTGGTGTTGGGTGTGGCTGGAATGACAACTAGTGCGGTTAAAGATGTTCTCATGGGAAGAGATGTTAAGGAAATAGACTGGAAAGACGTTCCCATGAACGCACTTAAGACGTTTGGCTGGAGTGAATACACACTGGAGAAAGCCGCACAAGGAAAGCCAATGGAGGCAGTGGGTAACATTGCCCTCCCTCCCTACCAAATGTTCGACGAAATTATGCGGGCTGACCCAAAGGCCCTGCGGTATATTCCGCTTGTTGGAAAGCTGATGTACGAGCATAGTGACGAGAGAAAAGCCGCGCTTGAAAAAGCAGAGCGGAGAAAGGCTCGTGCAAAGATGACACCGGAGGAAAGAAAAGAGGAGTTGCGGATTCGTCGAATGATGCAACCAGGAAATATTCGTCCTATTCAATACGAATTCGAGTCTCCTGAAGGGCGTCAATACGACGGAATCAGGGATAGGAATATTCCTCTTCAAGAGAAGGCGCGGTTACTTCAACAGGCTCTTGATAATCCAGAAAAAGAAGTTCCCTTTATCGAACGCGGCCCTTCGCAAAAGGCGAAAGCACTAGACGCTTTACATATGTTTAGAGCAGGGCGAGATACTCCTGCCGAGCGGATTCGCCGTTCGGGGAGACTAGATACAATACGCAATCTCCGCGCGCAGGCAGATGATGCACGGAGAAAAGCTCGTAGAAAGTGGGAGATATAACATGGGTAGAGGTGATGGGCTTCGAGATGGTGACTGGAATGCCATGTGCTGGCAATGCGGGAGGAAGCGCAAAGCCGGGGACTTGATGAAGTATTGGCAGGGGTTCTGGACGTGTCCGGAGCATTGGGAGACGAGACAGCCGCAGGACTTTGCGAGAGGAGTTGAGGACGTACAGACTCCTCCGTGGGTTCAGCCGATGGCGGATTATTCTTTTGGGACTGCGCGAAGAGGAGCGAACGGGGCGATTGTGATGTATAGCAGTCCAGAAACTATTGTAATAGAAGCGGAGCAGGATGGCGCGGAATTTACCTTCACGCCGGATTTTACTTTCACTCTGACGGAAGGTTCAACGGTGGGGGAAGGGACAATAGTAGTAGTAGGAACAGGAGCAAGTGGGGGAAGTGAAGAAAGTGTGCAGTATTTTCTCACTCTTACTATAACCAGCTCCGATGGTGCGTATCCAATTGGGACAGAACTAGGACCCTTTCCTCTCGGCGCAGATTTAACAAGCGGGGAAGAAGTGACATTGACGCTAGAGGCTATTCCAGGAACGGGGAATGCTAATGGCATTGGCGCACGCTATCAATGGGTAGCATTTCAGACCTGTATCGCACTTGATGCTAGGGGCCTTTACATAACCGCACCAACCGAGTCTGGTAGTCCGGCTTATAAGATAATCTTCTTTAATATTGATACAGAAATTTCCACTACAATACTAGAAACTGAAGACAGTTTAAGTACAAGTAATGGAATATGTTCTACACCAGACGGTGGGTTTATTGTAGTTGCCTTTGTGAGTGGAGAAACTGGCTACAGGCTCAAACGTTATAGTCGTTGTGGAGTTTTAGTCGCACAGTCAGATGAGCTATTAACTGTCTTTGGTGCTCTTGGCATGAGTGGTGATGATACACTCGTCGCAGTAAATGAAAATGGAAACACAGCTGTTTCTTATTTGCGGTTTGATGAAGAACTTGTATTACTTACTCAATCCGCAGTCTATAATAATAATAGTGTGGATGCAGCTGCTTATGAAGAGCCAGGATTTACAGTTGGTTCTGTTGACGCTGAGGGTGCGGCACTCGCGAGAGTCCTAGGAAATTACGGCTTTATTTTATTCTTAGCTACATATTCTGATGGCATGACTTCTTATCAGATCTGGTTCGCCGTTGATGAGAGTAGTGCTACAGTTGTGATTGAGAATCCAGCTGCAGAAACCTATGGCGGTCAAGAGTGTGGAGCTGCCTATGGAGGAGGAACAGGACTTATTGCTAACAATTCAGATCAAATTCAAGAGGTTGGAGGAGGGTTAATTGCAGCGTCTTTTCCAACAGACCCAACGTACTGTATGGATTTAACTCCTACGGGAGAGCTTCTTATGGAAGCCACAGAGAATAACAGTGGTGACCCTGATGTAGAAGTTTCAATAGTAGTTAGAGAATATCCAGGACTTGGAGCTGTGTTCTCAGGAAGTGTAGTATTAACGGGCTGTACCAATATGGATTGCTTTTGTGCAAAGGGAGTAGTGACATGACATTAGGAGAGAAACAAAGGAAGTTCACACGAATACTCGCGGACCTTATTCTATGGGCCTACGATCACGGATATGAGCTGACCTTGGGGGAAGCATTTCGAAGCGATGAACAGGCGGAGATAAATGCAATTGGTTTCCTGGGGCGAAAGGACATGTGTGCGCGGCTTCGCTGGGATACCAGTCCCTTCAACCACCTCGCAGACAAGATTGAGAACAACGGTAAGGCAGGAGGTATCCGTAACTCCCTCCACGAGAAACGCCTCGCGATTGATTTGATGCTGTTTAAAGACGGGGTGTATCTCACACGAACAGAAGACTATGAACCTCTCGGATTATTCTGGGAGAGCATAGGTGGTACTTGGGGCGGTCGCTTTAATGACGGCAATCATTTTTCTCTTACTCATGAAGGAATTAAATAATGACTCCACTAGCAATGATGGTAATCGGCACGGCTGTGCGATGGGCGGCGACGGTTGTAGGGGCGAGTGCCGTGGCGACTAGTGACGCAGCAAAAGGGGCAGACACCGCGGCGATAATTGCGGCACTGCCGGCGGATAAACAAGCCCTCGCTGGGGCGGTTATTACTGTCGCTACGTTTGTCTGGAGCTGGTGGCAAAAGTCTCGGACGAATCAGAAGATGGTGGAACGAGAAGTTCCAGTTGAGGAACGCACTATCGGCTGAGGGAACAGTTCTTCGCGGAGGTGCATTTCAAGCAACCGTCCGCGAAATCAACCCTAGCGTATTGCACGGCCCTCGGTGTTACTCCTAATCGAGTAGCAATGAGGGCCGTGGGCTTGTCGTGGAAGCGCTTGAAGAAGGCGAACGGGCAGCAATAGTTTAACCCGTGGCAGATGAGATATTCGAGGGAGTTCTTGCGAGGGGTGCGCGGTTTTTCTTGGTTGTTCATTGACGTTTATTCCCATTTCCGAATTAACGTTAATTTCCCACATAAACTAGATGTTGCCCATCCGTTCTCAAGTCTAGTTTAACTTGCCCCGAGCGCACGGCGCCCATGAGGATTCCCTCGAAGTCCCGAAAGTCCGGGAAGTGATTATGAATCATCATGTATGCCTTTCCGTATTCGACTTCTTTGTTTCGCTTGAGGAAGTCAATGAAGCGCTCGGTTTGAAGGGAGACTTCGCTGCGGCCAATGCGGGAGAATACCTTAGGCATATCGTTCTCGAGATCGCGGAGCATCGTCTCAGCAAGCTCAAGGTTGTCGCGGGTGATAATCAGGTTGTCCCGCTCGGAGATAGATAGAATCATAGCAAGCTTATGCATGTGAGTCTGTTTCCGTGCAGCGTATCCCTCAAGCATCTGATCATCCATCCGGGACTTTGCGGCTTTCCAGAAGTCCTCATACCAAGCGCGGCCCCAATCACGGGCTTCTTTGGAAATAGTAAATGGGCCTTTGAGCTGTGAGATGTATTCAAGATCATGAACAAGGTTCGAGCGCAATTTAACATCTAACGTGTCCTCGATTACCTCATCGGGGTAGGCGACGAAGCGCTCCTTTTCATCCGCGTATATGAACACACAACGCGATGACAGCCCACCACCGATGGTGGCCGCGGGCATGTTATCTGCAATCCAATGGGGCGTCGTACACCCGATTAAATTGATCCACGGGGCGGCTATGGAATCATTCCCCGAAGTCTTGGTGATCTTCTCGTAGGATTTCTTTCCGTCCCAAAGTTCAATGAGAAGGTTCACCATATCCCGATCTTGAAGATTGACGAGGCTGCCGAACTCCGCCGCACTAAACGTCAAGGGCGACATCGGATGCTGTTCCCCCAGCGGGCCATCAGGGTAGAGGAACGCCTCCGACGCAGCCGCGAACGCGGTGACGAGAGCTTGCCATGTGATTGAGTTCGGCCCGAACTTGATCCCAGGGACTTCCTTGAGCAGGGACATGGATACGTCGGCGGTCGTGGACTTAGCGACGATGCCGGGGGGTGCGACGAAGAGAATATAGAATGAAGGATACCAACAGAACCTCCTCATATCAATCCAGACCTTCCGGCGAACACTACCAGCGAGCGCGGATACGCTCGACCAGAAGTGCATACGCTTTGGTGCCTCGAGGACACAAGCGTACTCGAGGTAAGAGGTTATCCAATTCTCAAGTTTGCGCGGCATTTCTATCACGCTCCCATCTTTTTCTGGCACAGCAAGCTTCGAATAAATCTGTGCCTTTATACAGTTGAATTCTTTGAGCGTGTGTTGTTCCTCTAGCTACCCACTTTCTTTGCACTACGCAATAATGCACTCCTTTTATTCCTGTTTGATTGTTTGTTGATATTCTCTTGTTAAAATTTTGTTCCTCCCAATTAGCCCACTTGCAGTTATCTTTGTAGTAACCTTTGTTGTTATCTATTCTCTCAAGCATCAATCCTTCAGGGCACTCTCCCATGTCAGCTTTAAAGGCACAAAAATCTTTCCAGCGCGGGTCATAAGTAATTCCTCTCCCACCATAATTTTTATAGGCTGGATTGTTAGGATTATCACAGCGCTGTCTTAGGTTTTTCCAGACATAATAAATAGATTTACTCAAGAGCAATCCCCCCAACTAATCTCTGATGTTTTTATGCCTGTAGGAATGACAAGAGGATCATCATATGGGATTATTATCTTAGAGAGTTCTTCCATCCTTGGTATGATTGTTTGTTTTCTGTGAGTAGGGAATTGTCCGGCGAGGGAGTCGTGAACTTGAAGCAGAACCTGCAGCTCGGGAATGTTCTCATCGAAGGCTTTCCATGCGCGATTGATCACTCCGCCCACGGTACTCTGTGGAATCCAAGCCACGGCCTCGGGGAGTATGTCGTCGAGTCTATCGAAGACGTACCAACGATAGCCGAATTTGTTCTCGACATAACGGCGCTTCTTTATCTGCGCGTCAAGCTCTTCCCAATATGGCTTGATGTTTGTGTGTGAGGCGAGATATTTCTTCTGGGCCTGATCGGTCTCGTGAACGGAGCACCTGGTGTGTGCAGCGACTGTTCGGGCGTGACCGAGGGAATCAGTCG